GGAAGATCAAATAGCCAGATTGTTGAAGATGGAGCAGGAAAAGGTAAGTATCATACTGTAGCCGGTCGTGCTGGACAGGCAGCTCGTAATGCTGGATCATCAGTAAGCAATGCTGCCAAAAGAGCTCAATTTTATGCAACGAATTCTAATGCTCGATCTTGGGCTGGTAAATCAGTAAAAAGCAAACTTTCCAGTATGTGGAATACCAGTAAGGGTTATGCTACTGATCAGATCAATAAATTTAAAGATTCTGCGAGACAGGCTTATGCCGGTGTTAGAGATATGGTTCACAAATTCTTTGAAACCGGTAATAAAGATTATCGTGATTCAAAGATTGAAAATACCACTGCATTATCTCATCTTGAGCAGTTGATTAAAAAAGAACAGCGTGAAGCAGCTCATAGTTATGTAACATCTAAAGTAAAAGGTGGAGTTGGAAACACTATTAATTCGTTTATTCAGTCCGCACAGATGCGTGTTGCTATGGGAGTAAATAATTTTCTGAATAATATCGGTATGTCCAAACAGGTTGATAAATTCCTTAGTAAATTTATGGGGAATAGTAAGAAAATTACTGCTCAAAATAATGTTGCAAGATATCAGATGAATAAAACTAATAGTGGATATAATCGTGCAGAAGCTAATATGCAGCCCACTTCAAGTCTTCCGAGAAAGAAGATTAAAGGGTCTACTAAGAGTGCACGTACACAAGGTTACGGAACAAGAGTTTAATAGATTATGGAGTTAACATTCTCAGCCAGGCTGAAACAGGCCTGGAATGCTTTTTTAAATAATAAGGATCCGACGCTTCCGGAATTTCGAGATATTGGATCGTCTTATGCGGTTCGACCTGATCGCCCCCGGTTAACGCCTGGGAATGAGCGCTCCATTATTACTTCTGTAGTTAACCGGATCGCTTTAGATGTTGCCGCAGTTCGTATTCGTCATATCCGTACAAACGAGAATGATCAATATCTTGGAGAAATAAATTCTTCACTGAATAATTGTTTGAGTCTTGAAGCAAATATTGATCAGACTGGGCGTGCTTTTATTCAGGATGTTGTTATGTCAATGCTCGATGAAGGTACGGTAGCTATTGTTCCGATCGATACTTCTGTGGATCCACGTCAAAATAATTCATATGAGATCCATACAATGCGCACCGGAAAGATTGTCGAATGGTATCCGCAGCATGTAAGAGTCAGCGTTTATAATGACAGAACCGGTCAGAAAGAAGAACTTGTTCTTCCGAAGACCAGCGTCGGTATTATTGAAAACCCGCTTTATGCGGTAATGAATGAACGGAACTCAACGCTTCAGCGTCTTATCCGAAAACTGAATCTTTTGGATGTGATTGATGAACAAAGCGGTTCCGGAAAATTGGATCTGATTATTCAGCTTCCTTATGTGATCAAAAATGAAGCACGAAAAGAACAGGCTGAAAAGCGCAGGAAAGATATCGAACAGCAGCTTGCCGGATCAAAATACGGCATAGCTTACACGGATGGTACTGAAAAAATTACGCAGTTGAATCGTACTGTGGAAAACAATCTGATGGGTCAGATTGAATACTTGACGAGTATGCTATATAGCCAGTTAGGGATCAATCAGGCAGTGTTGGATGGCACAGCAGATGCGATGTCAATGTTGAATTATAACAATCGTACCATTGAGCCGATTCTTTCTGCGATCTGTGATGAATTAAAGCGAAAGTTTTTGACGAAGACTGCTCGGACTCAAGGACAGTCGATCAAGTTCTTTATCGATGCGTTCCGCTTTGTTACATTGAATGACCTTGCCGGTTCTGCTGATGCTCTTTCCAGGAATGCCATTGTTGCTCCGAATGAGTTCAGACAGATTATCGGTATGAAACCCGCTGAAGATCCTCAGGCGGACATGCTGATGAATCGTAACATGCCGCAAGAAGGATATGAGGAAGAAGATCCAGAAGCTTATCCTGAAGAGGAATTGGAACCGAATCAGGAAGAATACGAAACTGAATAAATAATTCAAAATGGAATAAGTGAGATAAAAACGGCCCGAATAGGGCTTTTTTGTTTAAAAAACTTAGTCCATGGTTTTAGAGGTGAGTATGTCAGAAACCTATGATTTTTCAGGGTGGGCTACTCGGAATAATCTTCGTTGTTCGGATGGTCGCGTTATTTTGCGTGATGCTTTTCGGGATAACGATGGAATGACTGTTCCGTTGGTATGGAACCACCAGCATAATGAGCCTGAAAATGTTCTCGGGCATGCACTGCTTGAGAATCGTGATGAAGGCGTTTATGCATACTGCAAATTTAATGATACAGAGTCTGGCCGAAACGCCAAGATCCTGGTCGAACACGGCGATGTTTCTGCTCTCTCGATTTACGCTAATAAACTGAAACAGCAGGGGTCAAATGTTCTTCATGGCGCGATCCGTGAAGTAAGTTTGGTTCTTGCCGGCGCAAATCCCGGTGCTTTTATTGACTCCGTGATGGTCCATGGCGAAGGGGACGATGATGAAGCCATTATTTATAGTGGTGAAGAAATTAACTTCGCTCATTCCGATAAGGAACCTGCGGAAAAAGAAGAATCCGAAGAAACTGTCGGTGATGTTTTTAATACTCTTAATGATAAACAAAAAGCTGTCGTTTACGCGATGATCGGTGAAGCCCTTCGTGACAGTGCTTCTAAAGAAGAAAGCAAAGACGAAGAGTCTGAAGACGAAGAAAAAGAAGAAGTAAAGCACAGTGAAGACGAAGGAGAAGAAGATATGGCAGATAGTAAGACTATCCAGGATGTCCTGGACACTTTTGATGAAGACCAGATGGCCGTTTTGCATGCGATGATTGGCGAAGCACTCCGAGATGGTGCGAGCTACGCAGATGAACAGGCTGGAGATGAAGAGGAGGATGAATCCGTGAAACACAATGTATTTGAAGATGAAGAAAATTATGATGAAGTTCTGAGCCACAGCGACCTTGAAGCAATTTTTGCGGATGCTAAGCACAGTTCCAGCCTGAAGGATACTTTCCTTGCTCATGGCATTACCAATATTGATTACCTGTTCCCTGAAGAACGCAATCTTGATGCGACTCCGCAGTTCATCAAGCGCGATACTGGATGGGTTAGCAAGGTTATGGGTGGAGTTCATCATACTCCGTTCAGCCGTATCCGCTCCAGTTTTGCGGATATTACCGCTGACGAAGCTCGTGCCCGTGGTTATATGAAGGGCAATCAGAAGAAAGACGAAGTATTCTCACTTCTGAAGCGTGCCACCACCCCGACAACTGTTTACAAAAAGCAGAAACTCGATCGTGATGATGTTATTGATGTCACCACGCTTGATATCGTTGCTTTCATGAAGAAAGAAATGCGCATGATGCTGGATGAGGAACTTGCTCGTGCTTTCCTGATCGGTGATGGTCGTCTTTCTTCTTCCGACGATAAGATTAATGAACAGTGCATTCGCCCGATCTGGAAGGATGCTGATCTGTTTACCGTGAAGTACCCCATTGTCCATGCGGCAAACGCTACTGATGATGAAAAGGCGAAAGCTTTCATTAAGGCTTGTGTCAAGTCCCGCAAACTGTACAAGGGTTCCGGTAATCCGACGCTCTTCACCACTGAAGATATGCTCACTTCTATGCTTTTGCTGGAAGATCTTAACGGTCGTTTGATCTATGATTCTGTTGATAAGCTCGCTACTGTTCTTCGTGTGAAGGAAATCGTTACCGTCACTCCGATGGAAGGTCAGTCCCGCTATGATTCCAACAACAACGAACTCGTTCTTGCCGGTATTTATGTCAACATGAATGACTATAATGTCGGTGCTGATAATGGCGGTTCTGTCAACATGTTTGATGACTTTGACATTGATTTCAATGCTCAGAAGTACCTGATCGAAACCCGCTGTTCCGGTGCGCTGACAATGCCGTTCTCTGCAGTTGCGCTTGAATTCGCGACTGTTTCTCCGGATGCTCAGGAGAGCCCGCTTGTTCCGTCAATTCCGAATGATACCGATCACGGTTTTCCTGGTAACTAATTGAATTAATTCAAAATGGCAAGGTTTTGTGGAAAAATCGGCTATGCTGTTCAATCAGAAACGGCTCCCGGGGTATGGACAGAATCCATAAAAGAACGCATTTATTATGGTGATGAAACTCGTAATGCGCGGCGTTTGCAAAGTTCTGGACACCAGAATGATGATATTGAGATTTCCAATCGTTTGAGCATCATAGCCGATCCCTTTGCCTATGAAAATTTTCATGCCATGCGGTATGTGATTTATATGGGATCGAAATGGAAGATATCTGAAGTTGAGGTCCAACGACCTCGGCTTATTTTATCTTTGGGAGGACTCTATAATGAGTAGACGAATTGAGCTTCAGGGGATTCTTGAAGGAATTCTTGGCAGCAGAAATGTCTACTTTGAGCCTCCTTCCAATGTTCGAATGAATTACCCCGCGATTGTATATACCCGAAAGAGCATTGATAATCTTTCGGCTGATGATGGTGTATATAAACAAGACACCGCGTATGAAGTCATCGTTATAGATCAAAATCCAGATAGCCATATTGTTTATGATATTTCTAGGCTTCCGAAATGTAGACATACTTCTCATTTTGTTAGCGAAAATTTAAATCACGATGGCTTTACACTTTACTATTAATTATAGGAGAAATTATTATGAGTAAAATTGTTTGGGATGCTTCTGGTGCTCATCTTTATGAAACTGGTTTGAAAAACGGGGTTCTGTACCCCTATGATTCTACAAATGGTTATAAGCCGGGTGTTGCTTGGAACGGCCTGAGTTCTGTTTCCGAAAGTCCGTCCGGTGCTGAAGCGAATGCTATTTATGCGGATGATATTAAATACCTGAACCTGTATTCCGCTGAGGAATTCGGTGCTACTATTGAATGCTACACTTACCCTGATGAATGGGCCGAATGTGATGGCTCTGCTGCTCTGACTGACGGTGTTATGCTTGGCCAGCAGCCTCGTAAGACCTTTGGTCTGTGCTATCGCACTGTTATTGGTAATGATACTGAAGGTGATGCTCATGGCTACAAGCTGCATCTGATTTATGGTTGTAAGGCTTCTCCTTCCGAACGTCAGTATCAGACGATCAATGACTCTCCGGAAGCGATCACCTTCAGCTATGAAATCAGCACCATTCCGGTGAATGTCTCTGGTCATAACCCGGTTTCCTGCATCACTATTGATTCAACGAAAGTTGATTCTGAGAAGCTTGCTATTCTTGAAGATGTTCTTTATGGTAAGGATGCTACTACTGGTACAAATGCCTCCGAAGCTACTGACCCGTGGCTTCCTCTTCCGGATCAGGTTTATACCATTATTACTACCGGTCAGGTTCCGGCTTAATTAGATAATTTTAGTTGAGGGAGTTTCTTAAGTGAGACTCCCTCTTCTTCATTTAAAAACGAAAGGAACATTTAATAATGTTAGTAAAGCGTATTGCATATACTGATTACAATGGAACAAAACGTGAAGAAGATTTTTATTTCAACCTTTCCAAGGCTGAAATTATGGAAATGGAAATGAGCACCACCGGTGGCCTGACTGAAATGATCAATCGTATTATTGAAACTCAGGATGCGCCGTCGATTATTAAGGTCTTCAAAGATATTATCATGAAGTCTTATGGTGAGAAGAGCCCTGATGGTAAGCGTTTTGTAAAAACGAAAGAGCTTGCTGAAGCTTTTTCACAGACAGAGGCCTATTCTGAGCTGTTCATGGAGCTCGCCTCTGATTCAGACGCTGCATCTAAGTTTGTGAACGGTATTATCCCTGCAGACATGGCTGCGGAAGTGGCTAAACAGCAGAAACAGGCAACTTTGCCTTCTGCTAATTGATAGAGATAAATAGTTATGCTCCATTTGGCAATTAATTCGCGTGAAGAATGGAATGAGACAAGTCAGGAATTTGTTTATACCAAAGGTCAAGCGCTTCAATTGGAGCATTCTCTTGTCTCAATTTCAAAATGGGAAGCAAAATGGTGTAAACCTTTTCTTTCTAAAGAACCAAAAACTTTTGAAGAAACAATGGATTATATTCGATGCATGACATTGACACAGAATGTTAATCCAAAAGTGTATGATCTTTTTACGAAAGAAAACATTCAGAAGGTAAATGAGTATATTGAATCTCCGATGACTGCTACCTATGTTCGGGAAATGCCTGGACCTAAGGGGCATGAGACAATTACTTCAGAATTGATCTATTATTGGATGATTTCATATAATATTCCTTTTGAATGCCAGAAGTGGCATTTGAACAGGCTTCTGACTTTGATCAGGGTTTGCAGCATTAAAAATACTCCCGCAAAAAAGCAAAATCCGCGAGACATAATGAGCCGAAACGCCGCACTGAATGCAGCTCGAAGAAAACAATTGAACAGTAAAGGATAGAGTATGGAACTAGACAGCGGAACATTAATTGCTATAGGCGGTTTGGTGGTCATTATTGTTGGGATTGTTGTAAAACAATGGTTCACCAAATTTATCGATAAGAAGTTTGATAGTGTGTATATTAAACAGGAACAGAACGAAAAAGAGCGTGAAATGGATAATTACATCACGCTTCGTGGTCAACAGGTTATGTGTGATTGTCTTCATTATCTTTCTTTGTCTGCCCTTAAAGGAGACCACATTGAAGATATTGAAGCCTCAAATAGAGAACTTGATGAATTTCGTACTTTGCTGAATCGTACAATCACTGAAAAAGCTTCTCGGTATAACATTGTTATCGATCATTAAAGGAAAAAGCTGTGAATATGGAACTTTTTAATAAAATGCTTCAGGCCGTTCTTGAGGTCGCGCTCCCGATGCTTGTTGCCTCGGCTGCCGGATTGATGATCGG